GCCGGTTCTGCAAAGCGAAAGCTGAATGCCGGGAACGGGCAAATGCCAATATGGAACTTGCCCGATATGATTTCCAGCCTCCGGTGCTGCTGGAGGATGCAGAGATTGCAGAGATCTTGTCCAAGGTGGATGCCCTCATTTCCTGGGCAACCGATGTCAAGGAGTTTGCGCTCCAGCAAGCAATCAGTGGTAAGGAATGGATCGGCTGGAAGCTGGTAGAAGGCAGATCCAATCGTAAGTACACCAGCGATGAAGCGGTCGCAACTGCTGTGGCAGATGCAGGCTTTGATCCCTATGAGAAGAAGCTTCTCGGTGTCACTGCAATGCAGAAGCTACTGGGTAAGGCTCGGTTCGATGAACTACTTGCCCCCTACATTGAAAAGCCGCAAGGCAAACCCACATTAGTGCCGGAAACCGACAAACGGCCGGCAATCAACACAGCCAAAACTGATTTTATGGAGGATTAAGAAATGTCTACCAATGCAACGAAAGTAAACAACCCTATGAAGGTCATCACCGGTCCCGATACTCGTTGGTCTTATGCCAATGTGTGGGAGCCTAAGTCCATCAACGGCAGCACTCCCAAGTATAGTGTCAGCCTCATCATTCCCAAGTCCGACACCAAGACCATTGCCAAGATCAAGGCTGCCATCGAAGCCGCCTACCAGGAAGGTCAGGCAAAGCTGAAGGGCAACGGCAAGTCCGTACCCCCTCTGGCTGCCATCAAGAACCCTCTGCGTGATGGCGATGTGGAGAGACCCGACGATCCCGCCTATGCCAATGCCTACTTTGTCAACGCAAACTCTCCCAACGCCCCCGGCATTGTGGATGCGGATCGCAACCCCGTGCTGACCCGTTCCGAGGTCTACTCCGGTGTGTATGGCCGTGCCAGCATCAACTTCTATGCCTTCAACTCCAACGGAAACAAGGGCATCGCCTGCGGTCTGAATAATCTTCAGCTGATCCGTGCCGGTGAGCCTTTAGGTGGCAAGGCAAGCGCCGAGTCCGACTTCGCAACCGACGATGAGGACGATTTCCTCAACTAATTAACTGCCCTTGGGTGGCGGAGCAATCTGCCACCCTCTATGGGTAAGAAAGGTCGGTACTTATGAAAACGCTATCAATTGATATTGAGACCTACAGCGATCAACCGCTGAACAAGTGCGGGGTGTACCGCTATGTAGAATCCCCGGAATTTGAGATTTTGCTGTTTTCTTACAGCGCAGATGCCGGCCCGGTGAAGGTCGTAGACCTTGCTTGCGGTGAGCAGATCCCACCGGATGTACTGGCTGCCTTGGAAGATGACTCCGTTATCAAGTGGGCATTCAACGCTTCCTTTGAACGGATCTGTCTGTCCCAGTATTTGAAGTATCCAACTGGAAACTATTTAGAGCCGAGTTCCTGGCGTTGCTCAATGGTATGGGCAGCAACGATGGGCTTGCCCCTTTCGCTGGAAGGTGTTGGTGCCGTGCTGGGACTTGAGAAGCAAAAGCTGACCGAGGGCAAAGAACTCATCAAGTATTTCTGTCAGCCCTGTGCGCCTACAAAGACGAATGGGCAGCGGACGCGGAATCTACCCCGCCACGCTCCAGATAAATGGCTGGCGTTTAAGAAATACAACATACGAGATGTGGAAACGGAAATTGCGATCCAGGACCGGCTTGCCAAATATCCTGTGCTGGAAAGTGTGTGGGACGAATACCACATTGACCAGGAGATCAACGATCGTGGCGTTGGCTTGGATATGGAACTGGCGCGACAAGCTATCTTAATGGACGGTCGATCCCGTGCAGAGCTAACCCAAGCTATGAAGGACCTAACCGCATTGGAGAATCCCAATTCTGTGCAGCAGATGCGAAACTGGCTCTCCCTTAACGGTTTGGAAACGGAGACTCTTGGCAAAAAGGCTGTGGCGGAAATGCTGAAAACTGCCCCACCGGAATTGCACAGAGCGTTGTCCCTTCGCCAGCAACTTGCCAAATCCTCGGTAAAGAAATACCAGGCTATGGAGACCGCTGTCTGCGCAGATGGTCGTGCCAGAGGAATGTTCCAGTTCTATGGTGCCAACCGTACCGGTAGATGGGCTGGTCGCATCATTCAAATGCAGAACCTTCCACAGAACCATTTGGTGGATCTTGCGGAAGCACGAGGGCTTGTTCGCTGCGGTGATTTTGAAGCTGTGGAGATGCTCTACGAAGATGTGCCGGATACACTTTCCCAGCTGATCCGCACCGCATTTGTTCCCCAAGATGGACGCAAATTTATCGTTGCTGACTTCTCTGCCATCGAAGCCCGTGTCATTGCGTGGCTTGCTGGTGAGGAATGGAGACAGCAGGTCTTTGCGGAAGGCAAGGATATCTACTGTGCTTCTGCATCGCAGATGTTTGGAGTCCCGGTTGAGAAACATGGTGTAAACGGACATCTCCGGCAAAAAGGAAAAATTGCAGAATTGGCTCTTGGTTATGGTGGCTCGGTTGGTGCCCTAAAAGCTATGGGCGCTTTGGAAATGGGTCTGTCAGAAGATGAATTACAGCCCCTGGTTCAAGCGTGGCGAGATGCTAACCCCTTCATCACACAGCTTTGGTGGGATGTGGATCGTGCAGCAATGGATGCGGTGCGATACCGCTACCAAACGGAAACCCACGGCATAACCTTCACTTACAAAAGCGGAATGTTGTTCATCACGCTCCCCTCCGGCAGACGGCTGGCCTATGTAAAGCCGAAGATCGGTGAGAACCAGTTTGGTGGTGAGTGTATCACCTATGAGGGAGTGGGCAGCACAAAGAAATGGGAACGGCTGAATAGCTATGGTCCTAAGTTTGTGGAGAATATCGTCCAGGCTACAGCAAGAGATATCCTCTGCTACGCAATGACTACGCTCCGCCACTGCTCCATCGTAATGCACATACACGACGAGGTAGTCATTGAAGCTGATCGCCGGATGTCGATGGATGCTGTGTGCGAACAGATGGGTCGAACTCCCCCCTGGGCTGAAGGATTACAGCTCCGGGCAGACGGTTATGAAACAGATTTTTACAAGAAAGACTAACGAGGTAAATCCTATGAGTATAAGCAAATTGAATGCGGAGCGGTACTACGATCCCACCGCATATGAAGCACTATCCAATATTGAGCAAGAAGAACGCACGCTCCGGGTATATCGTCCGATCGTGTACATCTGCTCCCCCTATGCTGGGGATGTGTCGAAAAATGTCGAAAATGCTCGAAGATATAGCCGGTTCGCTGTGGACAGCGGGTGTATCCCGATTGCACCGCACCTGCTGTTTCCCCAGTTTATGAATGACGAAAACCCAAAGGAACGCCAGCTGGGTTTGTTCTTCGGAATGGTCCTTTTGAGCAAGTGTGCCGAGGTTTGGGTGTTCGGTGACCGGATTTCTCCCGGAATGGATGCGGAAATTAAGCGCGCAAGATGGAAGAACTTCCGCTTGCGATATTTCACGGAGTCCTGTGAAGAGGTGCGCCATGGCATTTAAGACCGATTGTGGCGGTATTGCATTAACGGTCGATGCCAAATTGTTATACCGGGACACTACCTGGAAAACACGCTTAAAGCAGATCGGCAAGCACGACCACGAGGTGATCATCGTGACCTATTCCTTGTGCCAGTTTGATTTTATTTCCAGGATCATCTCCCAGAGAGATGGTGGCAAAGGAATCACAATCATTTGCAATAGCAAGTTTGAAGCCAATGCCTATTGCATCAAGAAAAATTTCCCGGATTTGAAAATCTATGTAAATCCCACCGCCCACGCAAAAATGGCTTTGATTGGCCCCGCAACTGTATGGCTTTCCTCAGAGAACCTTGGAAAAGTAAAGGATACCTTTGATGCTTCCATAGGGATTGAAAGCAAGGAAGCCTATGACCATTACCACGCACAAATCGAACATCTGCTTTGTAGCAAACATACAAGAGAAATCAAGGAGGCTTTTTTCTAATGTTTACCATTTTTCACGCAAATTGCACCGGGCAAGCTGGTAACTGTTTGTACCCGAACAAGGTTGATATTACCGATGTCCATAGCCTGGAACAGGCAGTAAGCCGGGACTATGTCTGTGCTGAATACAGCGGAAACTATCGAGGTAACGATAATTTCCTCACAAGTAACTGCCTGTCTGTGGAGTGCGACAACGACCACTCTGACAATCCGGAAGATTGGAAGACTCCGGACGATATCGCAGATGCATTCCCCGGTGTGGAGTTTGCCGTCCATTACAGCCGTAACCATATGAAGGTCAAAAACGGGAAAGCAGCAAGACCCAAGTTCCACGCATTCTTTGCCATTGATCCGGTAACCGATGCAGAGGAATATGCTGCGCTCAAACGGCTGCTGTATTCCATCTTCCCGTATTTCGATTCCAAGGCGCTGGACGCTGCACGCTTCTACTTTGGCACCGCAGATCCCCAGGTGGAGATGTTTGACGGCTTTATGACCCTTACGGAGTATCTTGCCGTTGACGAGTTTGATGCCGATATGGCACAGCATCCGCAGAATACCCCCCAGACCATTAAGGAAGGTAGCCGAAACGCAACAATGTCCCGGTTTGCCGGCCGAGTCATCAAAAAGTATGGTGACAATGAAACTGCGCTCCAGTTCTTCCTGGAGGAAGCAGAAAAGTGTACTCCTCCGCTGGATCACGATGAACTGATGACGATTTGGCACAGCGCCCAAAAGTTCTACGGCAAAGTCAAAAAGCAAGAAGGCTATATCCCTCCGGAAGAATACAACAGTGGCACTTCGCTGAAGCCGGAGGACTACTCTGACATCGGACAAGCCAAGGTGCTGTCCCGGGAGTACGCAGGTGAAATGGCATACACAGACTCTACCGACTATATGCGCTATGACGGCACCCATTGGGCGGAGTCGAAGCAGCTGGCGGTAGGCGCTTGTGAGGAGTTTCTCGATCGTCAGCTGACCGAGGCGATCCTCGCGGTGGAAAAAGCACGGCAGGCATTGCTGCTTTGTGGTATCGACAAGGAAACCATCTCCACCGGTGGTAAGACTTTGGAGAAGGCAATCAACATCAATAGTGAGAAGGCATTTGCAGATTACTGCGCAGCCCTTTCCTATAAGGCATTCGTTATGAAGCGCAGAGATATGAAGTATGTGACCTCTGCACTGCAAGCCGCCAAGCCCATGCTCCTACACAGCATCCAGGAATTTGATACCCAGGAGTTCTTGCTCAATGCTCCGGATGCTACTTATGATCTCCGGCTCGGTTTGTCCGGTGCCCACGATCACACACCGGAGGATCTCATCACGAAGATGGCAACGGTGGCACCCTCCAACGAAGGTATGGATCTGTGGATGTCATCCGTGAACAATTTCTTCTGTGGAGACCAGGAGCTGATCGACTATGTACAGCAGACCGTTGGTTTGGCTGCCATCGGCAAGGTGTACCAGGAAGCCCTCATCATTGCTTATGGCGAAGGCAGTAACGGTAAGTCCACCTTCTGGAACGCAATCTCAAAGGTGCTGGGCTCCTACAGCGGTGCAATGTCCGCAGATGCTTTGACCGTTGGCTGTAAGCGGAATGTAAAGCCGGAAATGGCGGAACTGAAGGGCAAGCGGCTGGTGATCGCAGCAGAACTGGAAGAAGGTATGCGGCTAAATACCTCCATCGTAAAACAGCTGTGTTCCACGGACGAGGTTCAGGCGGAGAAAAAGTATAAGGACCCATTTAAGTACACGCCCACCCATACGCTAGTGCTGTACACCAACCACCTACCCAGGGTCGGTGCGAATGATGATGGTATCTGGAGACGACTCATCGTGATTCCGTTTAATGCCAAGATTCAAGGCAAAAGTGACATCAAGAATTATGCCGACTATCTTGTAAGAAATGCCGGTGGTGCGATCCTGTCTTGGATTATCGAAGGCGCACAGAAGGTTATCAATAATAATTTCAAACTGGCAATTCCTCAAGTGGTACAAGAAGCCATTGACCAGTATAGGGACAACAACGACTGGCTCTCCATTTTCTTGGAAGATTGCTGTGAGATCGACGGTAGCTACACGCAAAAGTCAGGCGAATTTTACACCGAGTATCGTGCATATTGCTCACGCAACGGTGAGTATGCCCGTAGCACAACTGACTTTTACACAAGCCTTGAGAAAGCAGGCTTTAGTCGCAAAAAAACACGGAGCGGAATGTTAATTCCGGGTCTGCGATTGAAGTCGGATTTCATGGAATAAGCACTATGTGTGCAGGTCATAGAAGGTCTTATCTAAAAACCCCCTTTAGGGCAGCTTTTTTGAAAAATTGTCCTATAGAAAAGTTTATGAAACGAATTGCTATGACCTGCACACACCAAGAAAGGAAAGCGTTATGAGAGAGAAGTGCATCGAGCAAAAATTAACCCTGATGGTAAAAAAGCGCGGTGGGATTTGTCCAAAATGGGTGTCTCCTGGATTTGATGGCGTTCCGGACAGAATCGTACTGCTGCCCGTTGGCAGAATTGCCTTTGTGGAAGTTAAGGCTCCCGGCAAAAAGCCACGCCCCCTCCAAATAGCAAGACACAGATTGCTCACCCGCCTCGGTTTCAAAGTATATGTCCTCGACCGCGAGGATCAGATAGGAGGTGTCCTTGATGAAATTCAATCCGCATGACTACCAAGCCTATGCGATCAACTACATTGAGGAACATCCGGTAGCTGCAATTCTGCTGGATATGGGTCTTGGCAAAACAAGCATCACCCTCACCGCCATCAACAATCTGCTGTTTGACAGTTTTGAGGTTCACCGGGTTTTGGTGATCGCACCGCTGCGTGTAGCACGGAACACATGGACGGCTGAAGTTGATAAGTGGGATCACCTACAGAACCTCATCTGCTCCGTGGTTGTCGGCACAGAGGCTGAACGCAAAGCTGCACTACTGCGACCGGCAGATGTGTACATCATCAACCGGGAGAATATCCAATGGCTGATCGAGGACAGCGGTATCCCTTTCAACTTTGATATGATCGTGATTGACGAGCTGTCCTCCTTCAAGAACCACAACACAAAGCGGTTTCGATCCCTTCTGAAAGTGCGACCCAAGGTAAGTCGCATTGTTGGCTTAACCGGCACCCCGGCTTCCAACGGCTTGATGGATCTGTGGGCAGAGTTCCGCATCCTGGATCTCGGTCAGCGGTTAGGCCGGTTTATTACCAAGTATCGCACCGACTACTTTATGCCGGATAAGCGCAACGGGCAGATCGTCTACTCCTACAAACCGCTGCCTAATGCAGAGGATGCCATATACAAGCAGATCTCCGATATCACCATCTCTATGAAAGCAACAGATCACCTGCAAATGCCAGAACTGGTCAGCAGCGAATACACCGTCCAGCTATCCGATGAAGAAAAAGCCCATTATGAGGGTCTAAAGCAAGAACTGGTGCTGACATTAAACGAGGGCGAGATCACTGCAGCCAATGCAGCGTCCCTTTCCAACAAGCTAAGCCAAATGGCAAACGGTGCAATCTACGATGATGCTGGAAATACGGTCTACATCCACGATCGCAAGCTGGACGCTTTGGAGGATATCATAGAAGCCGCAAATGGCAAGCCTGTTTTAGTGGCTTATTGGTTCAAGCACGATCTTGAGCGTATAGCTCATCGGCTAGGAAGTCTGCATATCCCGTTTTCCCGACTTGACGATCCAAGCAGCATCCGCAAATGGAACGCAGGTCAGCTTCCGGTGGCGCTGATTCACCCTGCTTCTGCCGGACATGGCTTAAACCTTCAATCCGGTGGCTCCACACTTGTGTGGTTTGGCTTAACCTGGAGTTTGGAACTGTACCAACAGACCGTAGCCCGTTTGTGGCGGCAAGGTCAAACGGCAAATACCGTGGTTGTGCAGCACATCATCACAAAGGGCACCATAGACCACCGCATCATGAAAGCCCTCTCCCAAAAGGAGCATACACAGACGGCACTTATTGATGCCGTAAAAGCGGACTTGAAAATCTAAGACAATTTTTCGACAAATTTCGACAATCTGTGCCAATCCGAGGGATCTAATATTTCGGAGGTACAAAAATGAACCCTTATCAGGCATTAGCCAACGCCATTGTAGAACTGGCGGTAAAAGACTACAAAAAGGTGCTGAAACAGCATATGCGTTTCCCGGAAAACGAAATGTACATCACCGCAGTTGAAAACTTGGAGAGTTTCTTCCGTTCCGGTTGGTATGAAATGCTGACCGACTTAAATGCCGAATATCTGATGGCTGGTGTGCATCGTATGGTACGGCAGGAGGTTGCGGAATGACAGCACGGGAGTATCTGTCGCAGGCGCACCGCTTGGAACAACGCATAAACGCAAAGGTCGACCAAATTGCATCCCTGAATGATCTAGCTACAAAATGCACTGCGGTTATGACGGGTATGCCGCATAGCCCTAATAGCGGTTCTTCCACCATGGCGGATGCTGTGTGTAAGATCGTTGATCTGCAGGAAGAAATCAGCCGGGAAGTTGCCCAGCTGGTTCGCTTGAAGCGTGAAATATCCACGGTTATAAAGAATGTGGAGAACCTTGAATACCAGACCCTATTGGAACGGCGATATCTGTGCTTCCACACCTGGGAACAGATTGCTTTGGATATGTGCTACAATATCCGCCACCTTTACCGAATCCACGAAAAAGCATTAGAGGAAGTACGGCTTCCAGCGGAGTGTCACTAAGTGTCGCTGTATGTCATCCCTATTCTCATAGTATGATATACTTGCCAAAAGAGAATATAGAACGGCCTTCACGGGAGCAATCCTGTGAGGGCTTTTTCTATGCCCAAATGGAGGTGATGTGTGTGGGCTATCGTAAGGTTTCCTATATGGAGCAGATCCTGTATGTCCTCCGCTATAAACTCCGGCAGATCTTTAGGAAGGAGGATTCCGGTGCCAAGCAAACCTAAAAGACCCTGTTCTTTTCCAGGCTGTCCCAAGCTTACAAGCGGACGGTTTTGTGATGACCACGCAAAGGTCGAAGCCAAACGCTACGAGCAGTACGACAGAGATCCGGAAACCCGCCGCCGTTACGGACGAGTGTGGAAGCGGATACGAGATGCGTATGTGAAGCAGCATCCATTGTGTGAGCTGTGCCAGCAAGCCGGACGATTTGTGCCGACTGAAGAGGTGCATCACAAGGTCCCTTTGACCGAAGGCGGTACACACGACAAAAGTAATTTAATTTCTTTGTGTAAGTCTTGCCACGCAAAGATCCACGCAGATCGTGGAGACCGATGGCACAATCGTTGAGAGATTTACATTTTCCTCTGAGTGTCTTTCGACTACCGGGGGGGGGAGTGAAAATCTCTGTGACGAATTTTTTGTACAACGGGCCTGGGGGTCCGTGTTGGGATTTTCCTATTCAGACGGGGTATTAACCCCCCACCCCAAGAAAATCTACAGAAAGGAGTGTAGTTTATGGCAAAGGATGGTACGAATCGTGGCGGCGCTCGACCCGGAACCGGACCCAAAAAGCAAGCACTTAACGATAAGATTGCTGCTGGAAAAGCATCCAAGTCTATGGTTCTGCCGGAGCCTACGGACATCGTGGGGACCGACATTCCTCCTGTGAAGGAATACTTGAAGGCAAAGCAGAAGAACGGCAAAGACCTCTGTGCCGAAGATGTGTTCATCGCAACCTTTACTTGGCTGAAGGGTCTTAACTGCGACCGGCTAGTGAATGTTCAGCTGATCGAGCAGTATGCAATGTCTGTGTCCCGTTGGATTCAATGTGAAGAAGCGATTTCCGAATACGGCTTCCTGGCAAAGCACCCCACAACCGGAAATGCGATTGCTTCCCCGTATGTGTCTATGAGCCGGGATTATATGAAGCAGGTCAATTCCACCTGGTTTGCTATCTACCAGATCGTCAAGGAAAACTGCTCAGTTGAGTATGGACAGACTCCCCACGATGACCTGATGGAGCGTCTGCTCACAGCAAGGAGGAGTGGCTAATGGCAAAGCCAAGGAAACTAATCGAAATTGGAAAGGAATATGGGTGGCTCACAGTTTTAGGTGAAGCACCGAAAGACGCAACTGGACACATTCGTTGGGAGGTGGAATGTCGCTGTGGTAGCAGGCATACTGTGCTGACCGGATTTTTATCTAAGCCGAATTGCAAGTGCAGAAAATGCTCTAACCAATATGATTCTAACAAGCGCAGACTATCGAAGATCGGTGATGTCTTTAATGGATGGAAGCTGGTTGAGGAAGTCGGAAAAACCGCTAGTGGGGCCATTTTATATCGTTGCGAGTGTATAAGGTGCAGTCACACCGCCATTAGAACACGGGGCAATATTAGCATAACCAAAGGGATCGGTTGCATCAACTGCAAACCAGATTATCATTTTGTGATACACAAAAATTCGGCCACTGGTGTTCTACCAGATGGGACTGAATTCCAAATTGACGCACAACTCATTCCTACTTTCCAGCAGTACAACTGGTGCCGAAATGCCAAGGGATACATTATTCGCAGTAATGGCGGAATGCCTAAGCTGCTGCTTCACTGGCTTGCCCTTGGTTATAATGAAGCACCAACAAATATTATCGACCACATTAACCGGGACAAAACAGATTGTCGATCCGCTAATTTGCGAGTTGTTACTCCCCAGCAGAATTCAATGAATCGCAGTTTGCAACGCAACAACACCAGTGGTTATACTGGTGTTGTTCACTTAAAAAAGGAGAATACATACATTGCCCGGGTCGGTTTGAATAACCGAGACATCTATCTTGGTCAGTCCAAAGACCCTGTAGAGTGTGCACAGATGTATAATATCGCATCACGGTTGCTGTTTGGCGAGTTTTGCGGACACCGCAATGATGTTCCACCGGGAGATGTGGCAATGAAAAACCTAATTAAAAACAAATGCCGACCTTATTTGACGGAAGCGCTTATTGCACAAGCGCCCTGCCTTGCTACTGGGTCGGCATAATTATTGGAGGTTACTATGTTTGAGAAAGTAAATCCGTGCCACCCGGACAAGGTGGCAGATCGCATTGCCGGTGCTATTGTCGACATTGCGTATGAAACCCAAATTGACCCCAAGGTGGCGGTAGAGGTTCTGATCGGTCACGGTGTATGCCACGCCATCGTTGAAACCTCTGCCGACATTAACAAAGACAAGGTGGCGGCTGCGATCCATCGTATTGCCGGCAAAGTTGATGTCGACCTTGTAGTCGTTCCCCAGGATGCACACCTTGCCAAGAACCAGGACGGTGCGATCCGCTGCGGTGACAACGGCATCTTCAAGGGTATGCCTGTTACAGAGGAGCAGAAGAAACTGTGCGGCATCGCAAGAGCCATCTACGCATTCCATCGTGCTGACGGCAAGTACATCTTGGACGGTGATCGGCTGATCATCTGCCAGAGCAATGCCAACAGCGATGAGCTGCGTTCCATCTTCCCCGGTACGGAGGTCAATCCGCTGGGCGATTGGACGGGCGGCTACAATGTGGATACCGGTGCAACCAACCGCAAGCTGGGCAGTGATATGGCTGACAGCGTAACCGGTGGCGGTCTACACGGCAAGGATCTCAGTAAGGCTGATGTCAGCGTGAACATTTACGCTTGGCTGGAGGCACAGCGGATCGGCAAGCCTGTGGAGTTCTGCTGCGCCATTGGTGATGAAACCGTCAATGGCATTCCCTATGAGAAGATCGTGGAGACTGCAAGAGAATTCATTCGCTCTGTTGGCGGCTTTGAGAAGTTCGCAGAATGGGGGCTTGTATGATTATCGAAAAGAAAAGCACAGCGGATCTGCTGCCCGCCGAGTACAACCCCCGTAAGGATCTCAAACCCGGCGATCAAGAATACGAGAAGCTGAAACGCTCCATTGAGCAGTTCGGCTATGTGGAGCCCGTGATCTGGAACAAGGCAACCGGTCGTGTTGTCGGTGGCCACCAGCGTCTTAAGGTACTGATGGATATGGGCATCACGGCGGTGGATTGTGTGGTGGTTGATATGCCGGAAGATAAAGAGAAGGCACTCAACATTGCCCTCAACAAGATCAGCGGTGAATGGGACAACGACAAGTTGACTCTGTTGATCGCAGATCTGCAGGGCACCGACTTTGATGTGTCCCTTACCGGTTTTGATCCCGCAGAGATCGACGACCTCTTTGCCGCCACCGACAAGAAGTCCGGCAAGGACGATAAGTTCGACCTCAATGCTGCGTTGGAGCAGGCCAGCTTTGTTGAGCGTGGCGATATGTGGTATGTGGGCCGGCACAAGCTGTATTGCGCTGATGCGACCTCCGAAGAGGATGTGGCTACCCTTATGGATGGCAAGCGTGCAAACCTGGTTTTGACCGATCCTCCCTATGGTGTATCTTTCAAAAGCTCTCTGGGTCTTACCATCAAGAACGACAGCATCAAGGATGAGGAGTTCTACGAGTTCCTGCACAAGTGCTTTACCAATATGGCAAACAGCCTAGAAGCCGGTGGTGTCAGCTATGTATTCCACGCAGACACCGTTGGCCATATATTCCGTAAGGCATTTATTGACTCCGGCTTCCATCTGCAGGGTGTATGTATTTGGGCGAAGAACGCTCTGGTCCCCGGTTACTCCGATTACCAGTGGCGGCACGAGCCGATCCTCTACGGATATCTCCCCAACGGCAAACACGCCTGGTATTCCGACCGCAGCCAGACTACGGTTTGGAATTTCGACAAGCAGACACAGAACAATCACCATCCCACATCCAAGCCCCTGGATCTGTTGTGTTATCCCATCGGCAACTCCTGTCGGGAGAATGCATTGGTGCTGGATACCTTCGGTGGCAGCGGTTCTACTTTGATCGCTTGCGAACAGATGAACCGGATCTGCTATATGATGGAGCTGGACGAAAAGTACGCCTCCGTCATCCTTCGCAGATATGTGGAGAACACCGGAGATGCGGACAATGTGTATGTGATCCGTGACGGTGTCAAGTTCACCTACGCAGAGCTGGTGAAAGAGGTGGAAAAGAAATGAATAGGAAGCTGACTATGGGCAGTCTGTTTGACGGCTCCGGCGGTTTCCCCCTGGGCGGCTTGATGTCCGGTGTTATCCCTGTGTGGGCATCGGAGATCGAGCCGTTTCCTATTCGGGTCACAACCAAGCGACTGCCCTTTATGAAACATTACGGTGACATCTCCCAAATGGATGGCGGGAAGATTGAGCCTGTTGACATTATTTGCTTTGGCTCACCTTGCACGGATATGTCCGTTGCGGGTCGCAGAGCCGGATTGGACGGTAAGCAATCTGTCCTCTTCTACCAAGCCATCCGTATCATTACAGAAATGAGGTGCGCTACAAATGGTAAGTATCCACGCTGGATCTGCTGGGAAAATGTCCCCGGCGCATTCAGCTCAAATTCCGGTCGAGACTTCAAAGCCGTCCTCGAAGCGGTCATCGGCATCATCGAACCGGGCACCGAGGTGCCTCTACCTGAAAAAGGCGGATGGCCTTACGCAGACTGCTACATGGGAGACCAATGGAGCGTTGCTTACAGAGTACTCGATGCTCAACATTGGGGCGTCGCCCAACGCAGAAAACGCATCTTTCTTATCGGAGACCTTAATGGCCAATGTGCCGGAGATGTACTTTTTAAGTCCGAGGGCTTGTCAGGGTATTCTCCGGAGAGCTTCCGCTCGTGGCAAAGAGCTACCCGAAGTGCTGAGAATCGCACTGGAACGGCAGGCATCAGCCTAGACGGCTACAACGGCTCCGTTTCTCCGGTTGCTTCCACCTTGGGTGTTAACTGCGGAATGTCCACAGGAAGAAACGGCGTGGTGCTGAATGACCAGGGTGGCAACCGAATGGATGTTACCCACGAGGTTACTTGCACGCTCCGTGCTGAAGCACACCATCCTCCTGTGGTGCTTGATGCCCCTGCCGTTGCATTAGAGAATCATCCTGCAGACAGCAGAGTGGAGATCGATGAGAGCGGCAAGGTGCAGACCCTCACCAGTCGAATGGGGACCGGCGGTGGTAATGTGCCATTAGTGATGAAAGCCTACGGCATCAGCTCCCACGATAGCAATGCTATGAAATCGCCCAACCCCCATAGCGGTATCTATGAAGCAGATACTGCAAGAACCCTGGATGCCAACGGTGGCAACCCCGGATGTAACCAGGGTGGGATCGCAGTAGTGTGCGTGGATCAAGGTGCCGGCAAGAGTTCCTGTAGTGTCAGTGAAGAGCTGGCACCCACCCTTGCTTGCACACACGGCGGTGAGCCAGTGGTCTGCGTTAAGGGTGGCACCTTCGTGATTGAGGGCAATGGCGCTCGTCCTTCCCATCAAGGGGATGGCTATAAAGAGTCCGATATCATGTACACCCTCAACACCGTGGATCGGCACGCGGTGTATGCGATGACCACAGGTAGCTTTGCCCAGGTGTCTGAGAACACTGCACCTACCGTCCTTGCCCGTGATTACAAAGATCCCACCGCTGTGTGCTATGGCATTGGACGGGATACCTTCAACCAGGGCAAGAACGCAAAGTTCGCACCGACTATGGCTGAAGAAACCCAGCCCACCCTCGTAGCCAAAGGCCCTGGTGCTGTTGCGATCCCTCACGGCTTCGATCCCTCCACCGCAAGAGATGTGGGACAGTATGTGCTGCCCAACTGCGGAAACACGCTGGTCAACGGCACCTGCCCCGGCTACCACAACGGTGTGGTGGATTCCACCTATACTGTGCGCCGTCTCACACCAACCGAGTGTGCTAGGCTGCAGGGATTTCCGGATTGGTGGTGCAGTGGCTTGGAGACGGAAGATCCCACGGAAGATGACGTTTCCTTCTGGGCGGATGTTTGGGAAACACACCGCAGGATCGTGAACCCCAATGTGAAACCCAAGTCCCACAACCAGCTTCTCAAGTGGATCAAGCATCCCCATTCCGATGCCGCTGAATACAAAATGTGGGGTAACGGTGTCGCTTTGCCCTGCGTTTATTTTGTACTCGCCGGCATTGTGTGGTGTACACAAAACCGGGGGCTGTAATTCTACATTCTTCGTGGTAGAAACAACTTGCTATATCAGCACACTAGAGCGAATATGTGTACTACCCAAAAACAAGGAGGTTACTCATATGACAGTTAAAATCAATGCCCAGGGTGCTGAACGCAAACGGCTGGTACTCACCATTGCCAAGTGGATGGGAGATCCGGCTGAATACTGCGGAGCCCCCACTTTCCGCTACAAGGTTGGTGGGATCATCGTGGATAAAAGCGGTGATACCACCTTCCCGGAAAGCCTCGATCCGGAGACAACCGAACGGTTGCTAGAGCATCTTTACGATGAAGGCTTCGATATGGATATGAGCGCAAAGCAGACCGAAGAAGCCGAGCCTACCGGGGTTTGCATTTCAATGCCTCGCAGCCTTTTCACCGAAGCCCACATTGCAAACCTTCACGGGATCGTGGAGTCCAAAGGAAACCTTATCAAGAAGGCTTTGGGCGTTAGCGAACTGCCGATCCTGCTGGAAGATGCAAAGGTATGTTTCCCTTGGTTTCCTGCCTGGACAAAACCGGAGGAGCTGGTTGCCTACGAACAGTTCATTTGCCGGATCTGCGATATGGCACGGAATCAGAAGCGGATCAACGCAAAAGAGAAGGAAGTGGACAACGAGAAGTACGCCTTCCGCTGCTTCCTCCTTCGCCTGGGCTTCATCGGTGATGAACACAAGACCAGCCGGAAGATCCTTCTGCGCAACCTTTCCGGCAGTTCTGCATTTAAGGCTGGCACAGCCAAGGGGGTAGCAGAATGATTAAGGAATGGCAACTGAAGCAACTGCGAGAGCAGTACCCGGAAGGCACACGGGTGGAGCTGATCTATATGAACGATCCCTATATGGGAAAGCTGAAACCCGGCTGCCGAGGCACAGTAAAGCTGGTGGATGATGCCGGCACCGTTCATGTCCGCTGGGATTGCGGTTCGGGTCTCGGCCTTGTTTATGGCGAGGATATGTACGAGAAGGTGGTGGAGAAATGACTGAGGATATTCTCGACCGCCTATTCTATGGGCAGGTTACCCCCTTTGATGATTCTATCGAGGACATCGAAAGCTACCGTGAGTTAAACCACCGAATGGGTGAAGTTTGGCAGCAGATCGAAGCCAAGGCATCTCCGGAGCTGCGTGATCTTTTGGATCTTTACAAGGTCTGCCGTGCGGATCTTGATATGCTTGCCCAACTGGATCGGTTCAAGGTAGGCTTCCGGCTTGGAGTTCAGCTGTTAACGGCTGCAACCGGACAGCGTAAATTGCCCGAATAAAGTACACATTTTACCCGATTTCAGGGGCAAAACATTGTGTACATTATGGTGCAGATATAACTTGCTATTTCTCCAAAGTAGAGCG